CCAAGCAAGCCACCTGCACCACTTGCAGCTAATCCTAGCTGAATAACAGGCATCAATTGACCTATATCGGAAGTAGAGCCACCATACTGAGAATAAAAAACAGGTTTACCTTGTTCGTCAAACTGAACACCATAAGAAGTAGAGCCTTTTCCAGCAAAAGTTCCTCCCCAAACATCACCACCTGCTCTGTCATAGTATGAATTTATAGGCTCACCAGTTGCTTTATTAATAAACTGAGTTACCGCTTGAGTTCCAGTTTGATTCCCGTTTTCATCATAAGTTGGGACTTCTCTTATAGCTTTACCAAATTGGTTAATGTCGGTAATGCCCTGACCAGCCAACATTACAGCCATGTCATAAGCGTTCTTTTCAGCAGAACCAAACCCTTGACCACTCCATTTATCTGTAGTCCCTTGAGCCAAAATCTGTTTAGCTATGTTACCTACTGCACCTGTTGTAGGCTTAGTATCAACAGCTTCATTTCGTGCAGCACCTAGAAAACTATCAAGTTCTTGTGGCTCAATAGTAGAACCAAAATTCCAACTATCAATTTCTTCTTGAGATGGTGTTCTACCTAATGTATCTTGATACAGTTTAACTGTAGGATTGATAGGAGCAGTAGGTGCTACTGAAGTTGTTGTAACTGTTTCTGGAGTTGCATTTCTTCCTTCTGCTTGACCATAAAGATTGTAGTGCGTACTAGCAAACTGTTCTGGTGTTAAGCCATAAGAATTTGCTTGATATGCAGCAGCAACATCTGGATTGGCTTGAAAATAAGTGTTGGCTGTTGTAGCTGCTGGCTCTGTACCTTGCGCTCTCGCTTGGGCAACAGCATTTATAAAACTAGCAACTTCATTTGCATCAATAGTTTCACCAAATCCAGCCTCCCAAAAAGCCTTTCCACTTGGGTCTGATTCACGACCAGCATATTGTCTGTACAGGTCTTCTACAGTAAGTGCCATGCTTAACCCCTAATCTCTACGTTAGATGTAATGCCAGCACCAATCTTCATTGCTTTTAATTGTGCTTCTGCTTCAAACTCTTGTTGCTTCATAGCAAAGTAAGCCTGTTGTTTCTCACGCTCTAATTGCAACTTAGCAACTTCCTTCTCACGCATTAACTGCATCTCAAGAGCAGCCTTCTGTTGCGCCATCTCTGTATCAATCTGCATCTGTTGTTGTTTCAACTGAATGTCAGCTTGTGCTTTGGCTTGGTTAGCCTGTATCTCAGCCTGTGTTCTAGCCATAATTGCTTGAACTTCTGGAGGCATTTGTTGTTGTTGTGGAGGAGGATTGCTTAACGCTTGGTCTTGCTCTGGCGTAATCGCTTTGTAGAACTCAGCAGAATCTTTAAACCCTGCAATCTCAACCATGCGTCCAAGAGTGCCACGATACTGAGCAGGTGAAACGTAAGGATTGGCAGGGCCGTACTGAGCAATCAACTGCTCTTGTTTAGCAAGAACCATCGACAACATAGCCATCTGTTCCTGACGATTCCCTGCACCTAGACCTACATTGATAGAAACATCGTATTGGTTAGCCCATGTTCTAGGGTCAAACTCTACGAACTCACCACGCATACGAACCATACGAGCCTTGTCCTGATACTTACAGAGCAAGTGCAAGATGCCTTGGAACAAAGACTTTACACCTGTCTCAGCAAAGATTCGAGCCATTAGTTCAATCTTACCTGCGCCAGCTTGTTGCATTGAGGCTACCGCAGCAGCAGTCACGTTCTGCAAGATAGCAGGGTCTAAGCCCTGTGAAGCATCAGACACACCAGTACGCTTAGACTGAACTGTGTCCAGATACTGAAGCATTGGGAAAGCAGCTTGTGCCACGTTCTGAACAACTAACTGTTGAACAGCACCCTGTGACTTAGCCCTGATAACACCACCTGCGGTAGATGTAAGCAAGTCGTCAAGGTTTACTTGACCCTCAACAGCAACCACACGAGCATTGTTTGTCAGATATAAGTTATCCAACATCTGACGAGTGATAGTGGTCTTAATCAGTTGTAAGTCTGTTGTCCTATCTGCCAACGAGTTACCAAAGAACTTGTGTGGGATAGGAATAGGACAGATTGAGTGGAAAGGAACATAGTCAACTTCCTCAACCATTTCCTTACCATCTTCATCTTGAAGAATCTCGTTTGAAGCGTAGAAGACTTGGGTCAGAGCAGCAATGCCCTTTCCATTCATATCAGTTTTGACATAACACTCAAAGACTTCAATCTCTTGCATTGATGGGTCATCAGTCTGAACTTGGTAAGGTTGCTCACCAGCAGAGTAACGAGCCACACGCTCCGGCGTATAAGCCAAAGCATCATCCATCTGTAAGCCTTCAACTTGCTTCTTGTTAAAACCCATAGCAACCAAGTCACTACGAGTTAACATCTGTCTGTGGGCTACGAATGGGCTATCAGCAATAGTTCTAGCTTTCTTGCTAATCAAGAACTCCTCTGGGGGTACGTTCTCAATCGTAACTTTGCCTGACTTCTTACGCTTTTGTACTACGACATTGTGCGTAGAACCCATGACAGGTACACCTGTTGGGTCAATTACTGGCTGACCCATTGGGTCATAGATGGGAAACTCTGTCGTATCTTGCTCGACAATCTCCATAGTCTCATCACTCATCAGCATTGCTAACTCGTCATCAGACAAGTCAAAGTAACGCTCTTTTGTAATGTCTTCTTTGTTTTCCCAATAAGCCTTAACGATTCCGTTCTTCTGCATCAAGGCATCTTTGAACCAATCATGCAGAATTGCTACACCAGCATTGTCTCGTGAGAAAACCCAATTACAGTAATCTGTAGCTTGTTTTGCGGAGGCTTCGTCTTGTGGGCCTTGTGGCTCAAAGACTACGATATTGTCTGAGCCTGTAAAGATACGAACTAAGCTAGGTAACGCACCATCAATTGCTTCTGCTACTTCTCCAGTAACGATTTGAGACTTACCCTCAACTTCATTATTGTAAGGTTGACGTAAGTATGCTTGAAGTGCTTGCTTCCTTTGCTCAACAGTCTCACTCTCAATAAACCCGATGGCATCGTCAATTTCAGCCTGTAATATTGACTTCAGTTCGTTCTGTTCCATGTTTGTCCTTTGGAGGGCGACCCATTCGGGGTTTATCCAATTGTAATGCTTTTACCACATTTTCCAACATTTCGAGTCGTAATTCAAGTTCTTTTACTTTAGGTGCTAGATTTACACCCTGCATTTGTACATACATCAGACAATCCATTTCGGCATTTGGTTAATAGGCTTAGACCACGTTGAATGTCCTTCATCCAATCCAAGGGCTAAGTAACGGAAAGAATCAGAGCCATGACTAGACCAATCATGTAGTGGTCTTTCAAAGAATATTTTACGCTTCTCATCGTAGTCTCTGCGGTAGTTTCTCAGGCAATTCAAGCCATTCTGTACTTGTGGGACATTAAACCAGCATCTAGGAAGCAACCTTCTTACAGCTTGGATGCCATCGTCTAGGCCCATTCTGGGAGCAATCTTGACTTCTAGTCCAGCTTCTTCAAGCATTTCTAGTCTGCTTTTACCTGTTCCAAGTTCTCTAACCCTAACGTCATGGGGCAGAATATGCTCTGCTTTGAGGTAGTCATTGTCCTTAATCCACTTCACATAGTGGTCAAGTCCTACCCCATGATTCTCGTAGTAGTCCAGTAATCTGACCTCAGAGCCTACCAATTGAGCCACCCAGATAGATGTAGAGTCACCCATGCCCAAGTCCCAAGCAGTAAAAGTTCTGCTGATTTCCTCTCTGGGAATCTCTTGCATATGCTTCTTTTCTTCTAACTCGTTCAGCATTTGCCCATAGTATGAACCTTCAACAGCAGCGTCAAAGCTACATTCAAACTCTTGGCGGTATTTATCCTCGCCCATCTCGTTCTTAGCTGCCTTCAGTTCTGTCTCATCTACTACCCCTGTCTCAGAGGCTTTGAACTCAAGCAGACCCCATCCTTCTTCTTTCTCAGCCCTGTCTCTTAGTTCTTTGAAGTGGTTATGTCCTTTGGGTGTACCAATGAATAGACACCAGCCTTTTCTGTCTGTCAGAGCAGGTCTAACAATGTCTGTCCATATCTTAGGATTCTGGTCACCCACCTCATCAATGATTACCCCATCAAAGAATTGTCCTCGGAGAGAATCAGGATTGTCTGAGCCGTACAGTTGAATACGCCTACCCCAGAAGTCAACTCGTAACTCTGAGATGTTGTTAGTACCGCCTAGCGGTGTAGTGTATTTAACGAGATAGTCCCACGCCACCCTCTTAGCCTGTCCATAGGTAGGCGCAATGTAAGCGTAACGAGGTGTTTCTTTTTCGTTTAGCACCGCCTCACGGATTAAGTGGTTAAGCGCAGCGACAGTCTTACCGAACCTACGATGTGCCACTACTACTGCAAAGCGTTTGCCATCCAGTAACTCGTGAACCTTTAGTTGGTGTTCCCTTGGCTTATAGGGAATTTCGATTACTTCGCCCATTGGACGCTTATCTGAATGTCTTTACCTTCTTCTCCAGTTACTTGGAGTGGCAAGACTTTACCGATTAGTCCCATGAAAGCCTGTGGGTGTGACTCTGCCTTATCCATCAGATAAGCAACTCCACCTGCGCCTTCTAGCGCCTCCAGAATCATCTCTCTTAGGATTGCATTGCCCTTGTCAAGACTTCCCTTTGGTCTTCCTGCGCCTTCTCGTGCGCCACCACGATATGAAATATTTGATTGTTTTTCAATCATTGTTTGACTCCTCTAGGGTTGGTCAAGGTTGCTATACAAAGAAT